AGTTGTATTAAGTGGTGACCCAGGAGCAACTGGTGCAACTGTTGTACTTAAGTTCATCGGTGTTGCTGGTTCTTCAGACGCTAGTTAATAAATAATTCTTGTGGGCCTTCGGGCCCACATAAATTTAACGGAGATTAAAATATGAAATCAGATGTAAAAGCAGTTAGACAAACAGCAGCAGGAGGAACTGGAGTTATTTTTGCTGGCAGAACAAGATTAAGAGGAATTATTATTGAATCAACTGATGCTGCAACAGCAGGTTCAGTTGTATTACAAGATAATACTGATAGTACAACTTTATTTTCTGCAGGTGTTCCTGCAGGAGATGTTTTTTCATTCAATTTACCAGAAGATGGAATTTTATTTCCAGGTGGAATGAAAAGCTCAACTTTGTCTTTAGCTAATTTAACTGTTTTGATAGATAAATAAGGAGAGTAGATGGCTACCTCTGGAACAACAATTTTTGAATCCAGTTTTTCTATAGCTGATGTTGTAGAAGAAGCTTATGAAAGAATTGGTATTCAAGGTGTATCTGGATATCAATTAAAAGGTGCACGACGTTCTTTAAATATTTTATTTCAAGAATGGGCGAATAGAGGTTTACATTATTGGGAAGTAGGTAATAATTCTATTACACTAGTAAATGGTCAATCAGAATATACTATGTATAGATCAACTGCTGATGGAACTTCTGATGCAACAGCTATTTATGGAGTTGATGATATTTTAGAAGCCGTTTATAGAAATTCTTCAAATGTTGATTTTCCATTAACAAAAATAAATAGATCCGCGTATCAAGGTTTATCTAATAAAACAGATACAGGAACTCCTACTCAATATTTTGTTCAAAGATTTATAGATAAAATTACAATTAATTTATATTTAGTTCCAGGTTCAACTGAAGCAGGTAATACAATTAATTATTATTATGTAAAAAGAATCCAAGATGCCGGAGCCTATACTAATGAAGCAGATGTACCTTATAGATTTGTTCCTTGTATGATTGCAGGTCTTGCTTATTATTTAGCAATTAAATTTGCTCCTCAAAGAATTGAAATGTTAAAAATGTTATATGAAGATGAACTACAAAGAGCTTTACAAGAAGACGGTTCTTCTTCAAGTTCTTTTATTACTCCAAGAACTTATTATCCAGAGGTATAGCATGGCTTTAAGTAAAGGAAAATTTGCTCAGTTCATATCGGATCGTTCTGGTATGGCGTTTCCATATTCCGAAATGGTTATAGAATGGAATGGATCAAGAGTTCATGTTTCAGAATATGAAGCTAAACATCCACAATTAGAACCTAAACCAACAAATACTGATGGACAAGGTTTAAGAAATGCTAGACCAGATAGAACTGAGCCTGCTACAGAAAGTTTATTACCAGGTAATCCATTTGATATTACGTCTGGATCTACAACAATTACAGTCACAGAACCTGGTCATGGAAGAAGTACTTCAGATATAGTAGTTTTTAGAAATGTAGATGGATCTCCAGGAGGAGTTGCGTATACAGTATTTGAAAATGCTAGCGGATATGCTATAACTGTTATTAATACAAATACATATACTTTTACATTAGGAGATACTCCTACTGTAACTGAAAAATCAGGAGGAATGACTGCGACTGCAGGTCCAGTTACATTAACACCATAATGGCATACACTTTAACAAATTTACAAGATGATATAAAAGATTACACTGAAGTTGATAGTACAGTTTTTTCAACTGGTGTTTTAAATACTTTTATAAAAAATGCTGAGAATAGAATTTACAGAGATTCCGATGCGGATGATAATAGATTTTATGCGACTTCCGATTTAGTTACTGGAAATAGATATGTAACTATTCCAGGTGATTTAAGAGTTATACGATATATTCAATTAAGAGATTCTAGTGGCAATCAAGTATTTTTAGAAAAAAGAGATACTTCTTTTATGTCTGAATACTATAACACTCCAGGAACACAATCTGGATTACCTAAATATTATGCTAATTGGGATGCTAATTATTGGGTGGTAGCTCCAACTCCGGATGATACTTACCAAATTACAATGGCTTATATTAAACAACCAACTAGTTTGACAGATTCCAGCGTAAGTGCTATAGGTACTTATGTATCCAACAAATATCAAGATTTACTTTTGTATGGATGTCTGGTAGAAGCATATGGTTATTTGAAAGGTCCTGCAGATATGTTGCAGTTTTACGAAGGATCTTATCAAAGAGCATTGCAATCATATTCTATCGAACAACAAGGTAGAAGACGGAGAGACGAGTGGCAAGATGGGATCATTCGTACTCCTTTAAAATCGGAATCCCCATCAAAATACTAAGGAGAAATAAATATGGCAAACATAGTACCTGACTCTTTTAAAACAGATCTTTTAAAAGGAACTTTCAATTTTGATTCTGGAGGTGACACTTTTAAAATAGCTTTATTTACATCATTAGCAGGTTTCAGTACTAGTACTACTACTTACACAGGAGCAGCAAACGAAGTTGCATCTGGAGGTGGTTATACTACTGGTGGAGAAACTTTAAGTAATACAGGTGTAAATGTAGGAAGTAACATTGCTTACTTAGACTTTGGTGATGCAACATGGACATCAGCAAGTATTACTGCAGTTGGAGCTTTGATTTACAAAAGTAGTGCCGGTAATGAAGCTGTATTAGTTTTGGATTTTGGCGGAACTAAAATATCAACAGATGGAGATTTTGTTGTTGTATTCCCTGCTAACGATTCATCTAATGCTATCATTAGATTAGGCGACGCGTAATAAAATAATTGGATAGTAGAAATGGCTTTTATACTTAACGACAGAGTTAAGGAAACAACCACAACTACTGGAACAGGAAATATTTCATTAGCGGGTGCAGTCACCGGTTATGAAACTTTTGCAAGTGGAATAGGAGATACAAATTCTACTTATTATGCAATATCCAGTAGTGGAAGTTCCGAGTTTGAAGTAGGAATTGGAAGTATAACCGCAGGTGCGCCTGATACACTTTCAAGAGATTCTGTAATATCTTCATCTAATTCTGATAGTTTAGTTAACTTTTCTGCTGGAACAAAAGATATTTTTTGTACGCTTCCTGCAACTAGAATTCCATCACCAGTTATGGTGGCTCAAGATTTTGTGAATACTCACAATTCGACTATTTCTCAAGATCAAACAATGGATTCTGGAGTATTAGCAGGGCCAGTTGATATAACAGGTACTTTAGGTATTACAGGTAAATTAATTATATTGAATTAGTATCTATAATGTAGTATTAAAACATAAGGTTAAAATATGAGTGAAATTAAAGTAAATAAGGTAAGTCCACAATCAGGAACTAGTTTTACACTAGGAGATAGTGGTGATACTTTTACTGTACCTTCTGGTGCTACATTAGACATATCTAATGCTACTGTTAGTTATCCAGCAGGCACTAATTTTAATACTGATTGGCAACCTAAAAAAACTGGTACCTTTGCTTCTGAAGCAGGAAAAGGATACTTTGTAGATACAACCAGTATTTCAATATCTACTACACTACCTGCGTCTCCTAGTTTAGGAGATACAATATCATATATAGATTATGCCGGAACTTTTGATACAAACGCATTAGAAATTAATCCGTTTGGAAAAAAAATAAATGGACAAACAGGAAATTTTTTCGTCAACACTGAAAGAGCTGGTTTTAGTCTTGTCTTTGTAGACGATACACAAGGTTGGTTAATAAAGGATAAATAATGGCACATAAAAATTATAATTACATATTAGCTGAAAATTGGGGAAAAGATTTTATTGAATTTGATGATAGAAGAAATTTTGAAATAAGACAATATCCAGGAAATATTTATAAAGTTCCTGCTCACAATAAAAAAGCTAACGCATGGATCAATGAAGTTTTAGGAACTATTAAAACAAAAGATGAAGCTGAAACTATTGTAAATGCTGAGATTCAAAATTATCAAACAGATTGGGATAATGACAATATTGATGGAGAAACAACAGAACAAAAAAATACTAGAATTGGTGAAAGACCTATGCTAGAAACATTAGAGGAGTAAAAAATGTCAAATTACGAAACTGAAAAAGGACAAACGGTTATAGCAACAGCTTCTGATCCTGCTAACCCAACTGAAGGGCAAATTTGGTATAATAGTACTTCAGCAACTGCAAAAGTTAGAACTTATGTTACTCCAGCTTGGGCTAGTGGCGGAGATTTAAATGTTGGAAGAAGAGGCGCTAAAGGTAACGGAGTAAGAACAGCAGCTTTACACGTTGGAGGATTTAATCCAGGTTTTTTTGCAAATGGTAAAACAGAATCTTATGATGGAACAGCTTTTACAGCAGAAAATGATCAAGTTAATCCTTCAGGTCCTCTAGGGGGATCTTTTAGTCAAGCACCTCAAGGAACTGCAGTTAGCTTTGGAGCACAACCGGGTCCAAATTCAAAACAAACTCAATTATGGGATGGTACTTGTTGGGCTTTAGGTAATAACATGCAAGTTGGAGTTCAAAAATCATGGGGTATGGGAACTAGAGATGCAGGTTTAGCAGCTGGAGGTTTTTCTTATGATGGAGTAAATCCTGGAGCTGGTAATTATTCACAAGAATACGACGGAACTTCTTGGGCAAATGGAAATACTATGGGGACACATGTAAACAGTCATGCAGGAGGTGGATCTCAAACAGCCGCTTGGGTTGCAGGATATGTTACAAACGTTTTTGAATATGATGGAACTTGTTGGTCAAATGTACCAGGCGTAGGGCCTAATCAACAAGGAATGGGAGGAGCAGGTCCTCAAACTGACGGACTTGTTTTCGGCGGACAACCTGCTATTACTACAACATCATTTTATGATGGAACTTCTTTTACTACAGGTCCAACTATGAGTTTAGCAAGATCAAATGGTGGCGCTGCATCAGGGACAGGTCAAGGTTCTGCTTTAGCAGTCGGAAATGGTCCAAATGTTGTTACTACAGAAGAATTAGATGGAGGATTTCAAACTCAAACTATAACTTCTTCATAGTAAATAAAATAATAAGAAAGATTTAAATGTCAGATTTAATTGTAAAAAAAGAAACCAAACAGGTTTTAGAAAATGAATATCGTTATTTAGAAGATGTTCTAGATAAAGATGATTTAGAATGTTTTAAACAATTGACACCGGAATTAAAAGATACTTGGAGTAAAAAACAATTATTTAGAACTGAAACAGAAATGAGAGTTTCTGTATTAAATGATTATAAATTTCCAACAAAAGCATCTAAGTATTGGCAATGTGTTAGAGAACAAGATGTTCATTTAGATTGTTTATTATCTCTTTCTATAGATAATAGAAAAAATGACGTAAAAATAAAAAAACTACAAAAAAGCATTGAAGAATGTAAAGATGAGTTAGATAAAGAATTATTAAAAATTGAATTAGATGAAAGAATATTAGATTATGCTAGAGTTAAAAATACTGCAAGACATAGAATAAGAGAAATACGATTATGGTCTAAATTAAAAGAAGAATTAGATGATGGAACTTTTGATACAAAAAATCCTGATACACATAAACGAGAAAGTTTAAAATCAATTATAAATAATAGAGTTAAATCTTTTACACCAGGAACGAGTATGCCAGAAATTTTTAATACTTTAGCTTTACAAGATACTTATGACAAAGTAATAAAAGAAAATCAAATTAAAAATTATGATCAAGAAAGAGAAAAACTACTTAGTCAAAAAAGTAAAACTGAGTGATTGTTTTTTACGAAATAAAAAAATAAATATAAAAGCTCAAAAACAAACAGATCTCTATAAACAGGTTTTAGAAAGTATAAAAGAAAAAGGTTTAATAAATCCATTAACTGTTGTTATGGATAACAATAAATATAAAGTGTGTATAGGTAATAATAGATATCTAGCTTGTGAAGAATTAAAAATTGAATATGTTAATATAATTATAGCAAAAAATGAAGAGCCTTTAGAGTTAAAAAAATATTATAAATTTTACAAAAAAGTTTTAAAAAATGAAAGCCCCTATATCAAATAAACAATATCATTTTTTAGTTTCTTTACCAAGAACAGGAAATACCTTACTAGCATCTATATTAAATCAAAATTCAGAAATAGCAGTTACACCGAATTCAATAACGTTTGAATTAATGAAAAAAATCATTTCCTTAAAAGATGATAGTTTATTTTTAAATTATCCAGATCATTTATCTTTAGATAATGTCTTAAATAATTTATTTAATAACTATTATGCTCATTGGAAACAAAAATATATTATTGATAGAAGTTTGGCATCCTTACCGGGTAATAGAAATTTTATAAAAAAATATATAAATCAAGATGTAAAATATATTGTTTTAGTTAGAGATTTATTAGAAGTTTTATCTTCATTTTTAAAATGGGCTCATGATGAACCTTCTAGTTTTTTAAATAAATATTCTTCTATTGAAGAAAAATTAAATTTTTTAATGAGAAAAGATGGTATGATTGCAATGTCTTTAACTGCAATTCAAGAATTATATAAACATGAAAAACTTGAAAATATATGTATGATAAAATATCATGATTTAGCTAGTAATCCAGAATATCAAATAAATAAAATATATGAATTTTTAAATATAAAAAAATTTAATCATAATTTTTTTGATTTAAATCAATTTGAATTAAATGGTATAAAATATGATGATTCTGTTTTAGGACATAATTTACACAAAATAAAAGAAAATTATACTGTGGATGATAATTCATTTATTGATTTAATACCACAATCTTATAAACAAAAATATGAGCATATAAAATTTTAGTATGATTAAAAAATATTCTTGTGAATTACTAAGTAATTTAAATAATGAAAAACTACAAAAGGAAATAAAAGAATATATTAAAGAAGTTCCATGTTGCATTTTTTATCCAAAATGTCCTCATCCTAGAGAACAAAGTGGAATTTTTTTAGACAGAAAATTCGATATAATTAAACAATCTTTACTATTATCTTTTAAAAAATATTTGAATACAGATTTTATTGATATTGGTTATATAAAAACATGGTGTTTTTATAATCCCGCTAATTCAACTATTATAGAAGGTTGGCATAATCATTTAACTCAAAAAGGGTTTCGAGAGATATCTGCTCTTTGTTATTTAACAAAAACTAATTTAGGAACTTTATTTAAAGATAATATAAAGATAATTCCTGAAATAAATAATTGGTATGTATGGCCATCTTATCTTGATCATTCTCCAGAACCAGGATATATAGAAGAAGAAAGAATTGTAATAGCTTGTGCTATAGGAATAAAAAATAGTATATGAAATTTAAAGAAGCATCTTGGAAAAGTTTTATCGTAACCACTAATACACCTATATTTACACATGAAGAATGTGATGAAATAATTAAAACCGGAAGACAGTGTTTAAAAATTAAAGGAACAGTATTTGAACAAAAATCAATTGAAAATATAAGAGATTCTAATATTAGTTGGATTCCTTTTGAAAAATTAAAACCTATGTACGACCGTTTAAATGATGTTGTTCATCAAATAAATAATAATTTTTTTGGATTCGAAGGAATTCAAATTAATGAATTAGCACAATATACTGAATATGATCCAGGAGGTTTTTATGATTGGCATGTTGATATGTCTTTAGATGGTAAAAAACACCCGCCAATTAGAAAAATATCTATGTCAGTTCTACTTTCAAATGAAAATGAGTTTGAAGGTGGAGACTTAGAAATAATGGACACAGGTAGAAAAGCAAAATTAATAAGAGGACAGGCGTTGTTTTTTGCGTCTTTTATTAGACATAGAGTCTCTCCTGTAATTAAAGGAAATAGAAAATCTTTAGTTGTATGGTTTGGAGGACCTGCTTTTAAATGATAAAAGAATATTATTTTCCAACACCTATTTATATAAAAGACATTGATATTAATACAGAAATAGAAAAAAATATAATAGAGTGGAGTAAAAAAGAAAAAGGTATTTTAAGAACAAATGTTAAAGGTTGGCATTCTTCAACAGATATGCATTTAAAAAAAGAATATTTATCTTTAATAAATGAATTAGTTAAAATGCAAAAAGAAATTTATATAGATCAACATTTAGATGGGGAACCTATTTTAGGTAATATGTGGGCTAATATTAATCAACAAGGTGCATATAATAAAACACATATTCATCCAAATTCTTTATGGTCTGGTGTATATTATGTTAAAACTCCAGAAAACTGTGGAAACTTATATATAGAAGATCCCAGATTAGGATCTGATTTTATTTCTCCCAAAAGAAAAAAGAATAATGAAAAAGAATTTTGGAAAACTGTTAATTATAAACCAATAGCTGGAAGGATTATAATGTTTCCAGCGTGGTTATCACATGGAGTAGAAATCAATTTATCAAATGATATACGAATATCTGTATCTTTTAATTTTATACAACAATGAGTTTTAAAGACAACAAATATACCATAGTAAAAAACGCTATTTCTTATGAACTAGCTAATTTTTGTTTTAACTATTTTCTCTTAAAAAGAGATACTGTTAAATTTGCATATGATAACAGTCTAGTTTCTCAATCTGAATTTTTAGGTAAATTTAACGATCCACAGGTTTCTAATAGTTATGCTCATTATGGTGATTTTGTTATGGAGACATTGATGATGAAATTGTTACCTTTAATGAAACAAAAAACAGAACTAGATTTAATTCCTACTTATTCTTATGCAAGAATTTATGAAAAAGGTAATGAATTAAAAAAGCATAAAGATAGACCTAGTTGTGAAATATCTACCACATTAAATTTAGGTGGTGATCTTTGGCCTATATTTGTAGACAATAAAAAAATAGAATTAAATGTAGGAGATATGCTAATATATAGAGGTTGTGAATTAGAACATTGGCGTGAGATATTTGAAGGAAATTTATGCGGTCAAGTATTTTTACATTATAATGATATTAATGGTCCTTATTCTATTGAAAATTTTTATGATAAAAGACCAATGTTAGGTCTTCCCAATTCTTAATTTTTGTAATAAAACTACTTATTTAAATAAAATAAGTAAGATTTATTATGTTTTTTGGTTCAACCTCATTTTCTACGGCTCCTTTTGCGTCTATAGAACGAGTAAACGCAACCGTTGCTGTTACTGGTAGTAGAATAAATGCCTCAGTAGGTGATGTAACAGTCACAGCTGATGCAAATGTAAATGTTACCGGTAATCAATTAAATGTAGCAACAGGGACAGCTACAGTTACAGCTGATGCTAATGTAAATGTTACAGGTAACCAACTAAACTTTACAATCGGAGACGTATCAGTAACAGGAGACGCTAATGTAGATGTTACTGGTAATCAATTAAATGTAGCAACAGGAACGGCTACAGTCACAGCTGATGCTAACATTAATGTCACAGGAAATAGACTAAACTTTACTATTGGAGATGTTACAATAACAGGTGATGCTAATGTAGATGTCACAGGAAATCAATTAAATGTATCTACCGGAATAGCTACAGTTACAGCAGATGCTAATGTAGATGTCACAGGAAATAGATTAAACTTTACTATTGGAGATGTAACAGTAACAGGTGATGTTAATGTAGATGTTACAGGTGAACAATTAAATGTATCTACAGGAATAGCAACAGTTACAGCAGATGCTAATGTAGATGTCACAGGTGAACAATTAAATGTTGCAACAGGAATAGCAACCGTTACAGCTGATGCTAATGTAGATGTTACCGGAAATAGAATTAACGCTTCAATTGGTGATGTCACAGTAACAGGTGATGCTAATATAGACATAACTGGTGAACAATTAAACGTATCTACTGGAACAGCAACAGTCACTGCAGACGCTAACGTGCCTGTTACAGGTAATAGAATTAATGCTGCAATAGGAGATGTCACAGTAACAGGTGATGCTAATGTAGACGTAACTGGTGAACAATTAAATGTCTCAACAGGAACTGTTTCAGTTACAGCAGACGCTAACGTTAATGTTACAGGTAATCAACTAAACTTTGCAATCGGAGATGTTACCGTTACCGGAGATGCAAATGTAGATGTAACCGGTGAACAATTAAATGTATCTACAGGAACTGTTTCAGTTACTGCAGACGCAAATGTAAATGTAACTGGTGAACGATTAAATTTAGATACAGGAACTGTTGCAGTCACTGGAGACGCAAATGTAAACGTAACAGGAAATCAATTAAACTTCGCAATCGGAGATGTTACAGTTACTGGAGATGCTAATGTAGATGTAACTGGTGAGCAATTAAATGTTTCAACAGGAACCGTTTCAGTTACAGCAGATGCAAATGTAAATGTAACAGGAAGTCAACTAAACTTTGCAATTGGAGATGTTACAGTTACTGGAGACGCGACTGTAAATGTCACTGGAAATAGAATCAATGCTTCAATTGGTGATGTCACAGTAACAGCAGATGCTAATGTTTTTGTAACTGGAAACAGATTAAATATTAACACAAATAATGTATTTATCAGAGCTTGGAGTGAAATTGATCCAGGTGTAGATCAAACATGGACTCCAATTTCAACAGGAGCAATAAATACATGGACCGAAATAGATCCTGTAGGGCTTCCTCCAACTCCATAAAACATTGACGTTTTAAAAAATTAATATATTATACTAACATACAAGGAGATAAATATGGCATCGAGTTATTCAACAAACGCTAAACTTGAATTAATGGTTACTGGAGAAAAATCTGGTACATGGGGTGGAATTACAAACACTAATTTACAAATCTTAGAACAAATAGCTACAGGTTATTTAAGTTTAGCTGTAGGTGGTGCAGATGTAAATTTAGCTTTATCTGATGGCGCTACTTCAAATGGTAAAAATTTATATTATAAATTAACTGGAACTTTAACAGGTAATAGAACAGTTACTATGCCTGATACAGCAGAAAGAGTTTTTATTGTTGAAGATGCAACTACAAGAACTACTAGTAATTATACTTTAACTATTTCAACAGTATCTGGAACAGGAGTTACTTTACCTGTTGGTGGTAAAGCTTTGGTTTATTCTGATGGTACAAATATTAATCAAGGTTTAATTACAAAAGGATATAATACAATTACTGATTCAAACAGTCCTTATACCGCTGTTGCAAATGATCAAATTTTAGCAAATACTACTTCTGGAACTATAACCGTGACTTTACCTGCAACTCCTTCTACAGGAGATGAAGTAACCATTATTGATGCAAGAGGCACTTTTAATACTAATAACTTAACTGTTGGTAGAAATGGTGAGCCTATAAATTCAGCTGCATCGGATTTAACTTTAAGTACAAATGGTCAAGCAATTACTTTAGTTTACGTAGATGCGACAAGAGGTTGGGCATACAAAACAAATACAGCATAAGGAGCTTGGAGCATGGCTCTTATTGATTTTAAATTATTACCTGGAATAGATAAACAGAATACCAGTGCAGGTGCAGAACAGCGTTGGGTAGATTCTGATAATGTAAGATTTAGATATGCTTTACCTGAAAAAGTTGGAGGATGGCAGTCTCCTATTAAAGAATCTATTGTTGGTGTTGCAAGACAGATGTATGCTTTTGCTGATTTAGAAGGTAATAAATATATTGCAATTGGTACAGATAAATTTTTACTTATATATTATGATGGTGAACTCTATGATATTACACCTTTAAAAACAACTTTATCATCTGCTACAATTGAAACTACAGCATCTTCTAATCAAGTAACGATTGGTTATACTAGTCATGGATTGAGTGAAGGTGATATTATTTTATTAGATAATACACTTTTGCCAATAGGCACAGGATATAATCCAACTGATTTTGATGATAAACTATTTCAAGTAACAAGTGTTACTGATGCTGATAATTTTGTAATTACACAAAGTTCAGCTGCAACCGGTAGTGCAGGACCGGGTGGATCTATAGACATAACTCCATATGAAACTGTAGGTCCTCAAACACAAACATACGGTTATGGATGGGGAACAGGAACATGGGGATCAAGTACTTGGGGCACGGCTAAAACTTCAAGTGATGTGATTCTAGAACCAGGCCTCTGGAGTCTTGATAATTATGGACAAGTTTTAATTGCAACTATTGCAAATGGAAAAACATTTACTTGGAATGCAGGAGCTGTAACTCCATTAGCAGTTAGAGCATCTACAAGTACTTCTGGTTTTGAAACAACCAACAATCCAACTGCAAGTAGATTTTCTATGGTTTCTCCTACAACAAGATATTTAGTTCAATTTGGAACTGAAACGACTATTGGAGATGCAACGACTCAAGATGATATGTTTATAAGATTTTCAGATCAAGAAAATATTAATGACTATACTCCAACTAGTATTAACACAGCAGGATCACAAAGATTACAAGATGGAACTAAATTAATGGGAGTTGTAAAAGCAAAGGAAACTATGTTGGTTTGGACAGATAATGCATTATTTGATATGCGATTTATAGGTCCTCCTTTTACTTTTGGTTTTCAACAAGTTGGAACTAGTTGTGGATTGATTGGTAAAAATGCAGCGATAGAAATAGATGGTATTGCTTTTTGGATGAGTCAAAAAGGATTCTTTGCTTATGATGGTACAGTTAGATCATTACCTTGTTCTGTAGAAGATTATGTATTTGACGATATAGATACTACAAAAGGTCAACAAATTTATGCTGGAATTAACCATCTTTATACAGAAATAATTTGGTATTATCCTTCTGCTAATTCAGATTATAATGATAAATATGTAATATATAATTATGTAGATAAAGTATGGTATACTGGAACTGAAGCTAGAACTTCTTGGGTAGATGCTGAAATTTATCCTAAACCTTTTGCAACTAAATTCACGGATCAGGCATCAGGGACCTTTCCTGTTGTAATAGGGGAATCAGGATTAGGTAAAACTCAATTATTTGAACATGAAGTAGGCACAGATCAAATAGATGAAAATGGAACTGTAACTACTGTTACTTCTTATATTAAGTCTTTTGATTTTGATTTACAGAGTCAAGGCGGAATAGCAGGAGAAGTATTTTTAGCTGTAAGAAGATTTGTACCTGATTTTGAATCTATTCAAGGTAATGCAAAAGTAACTTTAGCAATTAAACGATACCCACAACAATCTGATAGTACAAGCACTTTAAGTCCATTTACAATAGATTCAACTACAACTAAAAAGGATACAAGAGCAAGAGGAAGATTTGTAAATATAAAAATAGAAAATGATTCTAGTTCTGAGTCTTGGAGATTTGGAACGTTTAGATTAGATATACAACAGGATGGTAGAAGATAATGGCAAAAATAAATGTAAGAGTTCCAGAACCAAAAGATAAATATGATATCTCTACTCAAAAACAAGTTAATAGAGCTATTAAATCAATTGTTGAACAATTAAATAGTACCTTTTTACAAGACTTAAAAGAAGAAGATGAAAGATATACTTGGTTCAAAGGTGGAGGAGGTTGTTAATGAGTTCTTGTAATAATGTAAATACAGAACCAACCGTAATCGGTGGTGGAAATGGATCAAATGCTTATGATGCATTTGGAAGATTAAGAGTTTCTAATCCATTTACTATTTTTGATAGTACAAATGTAATGTCAAAAAATAATCTTTTTGATGAATCTTTAACT